AAGCAGTGGTATCAACGCAGAGTCTTTCCCGGTGCTGTGTAGCTTGAGATGCTTTCTTATACTTGTGTCATTCACATGTAAGACTGTTCCTCAGGTTTCCAGTCAGATACACGTAAAGAGGACGTCGGATCTCCTCCGTTTGAACACTAGGGTGTCAATCTAGTGCCACCTAGTTAGGCATTGTACAGGGATTAATCCCCTTAATCCAGTCCGGACCCTTACATAGAGCAGGTATCCCCTCTCTGGACTAAGGGAGCATCAATCATGGACTTATTAAGCGTACGCCACATTTTAACCCATCTTGGCTCTACCGCCGATTTCATAGCCTCCTTTAACGGAGATTCTGATTTCTTTGATAGAACCTTAACAGGTATCGATGCAGCAACCTTCTCAACTTGTTCACATGCCTCCAGAAGGCTATTTATTTCCTTCTCGCTCGGCAACACTGTACGGTCGATCTTACTCATCATGAGTCTAACCTCGCCGAAATCCCAATCGAATGTAGATTGGAGGTCTTCAATAATATAATCATGCCACCAATTCTCGCACCGCTTCAACATTTCACCCTTGGGAGGGTGAGGTATGTTAAGTTCTAATTTAAACTCTGACAAGATAGACGCAAAGCGTTTCTCAAGTCGCGGTAAAAACGAGGTACTAAGATATGATAACAATGATTTTTGAACTGAATCCCTCCCCTTGACTGAGGCCGACCGATACTTCTTATTCCCATAAGAAGCAGAAGTCAACCACTTCCAAGTAGAGGCTACAGGACGAACAGAATTAGGGCGAGTAATTAGAAGTAGTACCGAACGCAATTTTCGAGGTAGACCTCCGTATAAGCGGTTTCCCGCTGCGGAAGCCCCTCTCAAACCAACGCCCAAGTACCGAGCAATCCGAAATACCGAAGTGGGACGTTCCGTCAAATTCTCGCATGCCCGAATTACTTCAGGCACGAAAGAAACCCCAAGCAAACCAACCGCCGCTCCCACAAGAGGAAAAGGAGTTACCTCCTTCCCTTTGTAGAAGAAACGTTTGGCAAACTCAAGGGACAGATTATCCGAAATAACGGATTTATGAAATCCGATATCCACTCCAATAATCTTCATGATCTTTACATACTCAGCAGCAACATTGCTATTTGCGATAACAATATCATCGCCAAGTACTGCATAATCAGTAAACCAACTTCTCCATCCCATCCGATAAGCTGCAAATTGCACTATCGCGTGGTGTGTCATTGCCAGCATAGCCCAAGAAGATAACGCACCCATCGGTTGACCGACAGCGTACTTCACAACCGTGTCCTTAGACTTCAAACCACCTTTCGGTGATTCTCTATCCAGGGAACTAAAAGCCCGAGGCCCAAAGGTCTTCGAGAAGATCTGAGGGAGCCGGTACCAACGATCACAAAGGACTGCCCGCCAAGACTCTGCATACGCTCTTCCTGCGAAAGCCGCCAATAACCATTCTTGAAGGACCACTGGTAATCTATCAGTCGCTGCCGACAAGTCATATGAATAAACCTGTCTCACACCTTTAGTTTCACATCTCTCGATCAATTCCTTAACGGGTTTGATCTGATCAAACGTACCGTCTTGGGGTATCTTTCTCAAGATTGTAAAGAGGGCGTGATGCAACGGTGACAGAATCCACTGGGTAAAAATGTCCACCATCGCGAATAGTCGTATCTTTCCGGGTTCTTCCCGAGTACCTAATGCACCCAAATAACCACTTGGATTGGTGGCTACCGGAGCATCTTTACCAAAGGGATTTTCTTTCTTTCCGCTGCGAATCTCTTCACGAAACTTTACAGTCTCGCTCCAAGATAACGCAGCAGACTCCCAGATAGGCCCACTCAGTAAGTGGATGCTCCCAGAGATTGTCGCCAAGCCCCTCAGCATCATTAGTAACGAAGGCCTAGATACCCAAGCCTCCGCGTCCTTTAACACATTGGAGATCGACGTCGATCCTCTGGACGAATTAGGTCCCGACTTTGTTATTACGAGACGCCGGATGTGCTTAACTAAATCAGTTATCACCCACCATGTTCTGTGGAAATCCTGATGAGACCCATACACCTCACGAAAGTCAGGGTATGGTTTCTCCTCAGGCTCCCCAGTCCTGTCAGATAAATAATATAACTTAGTAGCAAACCTCTTAACTCCAAATTGCCCAATCCATCGTATCAAAGTTTCATTTACAAAACTTCTCCACTCAAACATTAAGCTTTCTGGAATCTCAACACCTGGAGAAATGATGGTCTTAATCGATAAACGCCCCCGGAAGATCAATACCCGGTAAAGGGTAAACAGACCTAACCAGAGACGAATAACCGAGATATCCCCACCTTTAATCCGAGCGCGATGACTCGCAGGTATAAGTCGAGGAAGCCCACCATGAGATACTGCAACGGCAGTTCCACCATCACGGGAATTTAACAACTTTTTACCACTTACTGATCTTATTAGAATAAGATTAGCAGCCTTTAAATAAATTGCCAAACCTCGCTGGCCCTGAACTTTCGTTAACGCAACCGCGAACCTAGCGAACACGATGGAGGCTTTAACCCAACTAGTAGAAGAAGACCCTACGATTAACGGAATCACTCTTACGAATAATCCCGTTAACCGCGAAA